ATCAGAAGGTGCGCGTCGGGCAGGCGCGCGATGGCGGCGACGCGCTTGCGGATCAGCTCTGCAAGCAGCACGGGCAGCGCCATGTTCTGCACGCCGAGCGCGAGGTGCATGAGCGCGGTGCGCAGGCTGCGCATGACGACGGACCCGGGGGCGACGGACGCGCGCGAGGCCGCCATCGGGCAAAGCGCGTCTCTCTGGAGGTGCGTGATAGACTCGGTGTTGAGCGCCAAGAAGAGCGAGCAGAGGTGCGCGTCGGCGGAGAGCTGCAGCGGCTTTGCGGTCATCAGGTGGTCAAAGTCGAGCAGTCTGGAGGCGGCGGCGATGAGCGCGTCGCAGCCCTGCGGCGGCAGCGGCAGCAGTTCTCCGATCATGAGCGCGCCGGCGGTGATCGGTGCGAGTGCGCGCAGCGTGTCGGCGTCGTCGGTCGGGTAGAGCACGATCATGCGTCGGTGCAGCGGATCCAAGCCGTGCTCGACGTCGGCGACGAGCGACGCGTGCGTCAGGAAGCCGGAAACGCTGGCGCGCGCGCAGTCGCCGTGGTTGAGCGCGATCGCCACGCGCTTGGTCAGCTGCTCGTCGTTCGTCTCCGGCTGGCGCGCCAGGTGCTGCAGTTCGCAGCCGGGCGCGTCCATGAGAACGAACAGGGCGTCGCCGTGCTCGCGGTTGATCTCGGCCATCTGCAGGTCTTCGTCCAGGTAGGCTGGGTAGGCGTCGCCGGTCGCGGTCGCGAGCCGCTCGCGCACGTCGCGCTCGATGATGTTGAGCGCGGTGGAGTGCACGGCCCCGCCGAGCGTGGCGGCGGCGAGTCGATTCAGTCGTGACGTGGCGCCGCGGGCCGCGCTCGTTCGGTTGCGCTCGCCGCCTCCGAGCGCGGCCATGGCGCCGACGGAGTCGAGCAGCTGCAGCAGGCTGTCAGGCGCGCGCGTCTGCAGCGAGCTGGATGCGAGCGCGTAGGTGCGCGCGGGCGCGGCGGCGGCTTCGCGCGCGGCGTCGCGCTCAAATGCTGCAAGCTGTTGCAGCAGCATGCTGGCTCCGTCGTCGTTGTCGGCGCGCGCAGCCAGGAAGCTGCGCGCTCGGGCGGCGAGTCGTGCGCGCGCGTCGGGTGGCAGGTCGACTTCGCCGGCGAGTGCTGCTCGCAGTTGCAGCAGTACGTCGCCATGGTTGGTCTCGGGTGTCTCGACGGGCGCGTCGACGATGGGTACGTCGATGAAGGCGGTGGCTTCTGTGTCGTCGGTGCGGGCGAGTCGCAGGCGCAGCACGGTGTCGCCGTTTTCGTCGATGGTGACGGGCGCGTCGGGCAGAAAGCCGACGGCTTCGCGGTCGTGCGCTCCGAGCACAAGTCGCGCGCGCGCGCCGCCGCCGGCGGTCATGAACACGGGGCGCGCGAGCAATCCGCGCGCGGCTTGCAGCGCCTGCGTCAGTCCGTCGGAGCCGGTCGTGACCAGGCGCACGCGGTGCAGCGCAAAGTCTTGGAACGAGATCTGCTCCGTGTGCGCAGCCAGGTGCAGATCGTACAGCGTCTGCAGCAGGCGCTGCGTGTGCGGACTCGCCTTCTCCTGCTGCGTGAACAGCACGGGCTGCAGGTCGAAGGCGTGGTGCGTGCGGATCGATGTGCGCGCAGCTTGGATGTGCGCGTTGATGTCGGGCTGTCCGTCGGTCATGAAGAGCGCGGTGACGCGCGCGCGGAGATCGGGGTCGCGCTGTTGCACGGCGTGTGCGGCGGCGGTGATGGCGGCGTGGTAGCTGGTGGACGATCCGACGTTCACGGTGCGTTCACCCAGCTTCGTTTCGTTGGAGACGTCGGTACCGCGCAGCATGGCGAGTTCGTCGGCGTTGAGCGCGGCGGCGGTGTTGCCGAAGACGACGCCGATCAGGCGGTCGGCGGTGCCGGACTCGAGCGCGGCGTTGGCGATCGCGGCGGCGGTATCGTTCAGTCGCTGCTTGTAGTTCCACATGGAGCCGGAGTAGTCCAGAATGAGGACCACGAGGTCGTTGACGGCGCGCGCGTCGTCTCCGAGCGCGCGCAGCACGGCGGCGACGGGCGCGCGCACCTGGTAGCCGCCGCCGTCGGGCGCGCGCCAGGCGCACAGGCGCGCGGGAGCGGAGGGCGTAGCCCTGCGCGCAATCTCCTGCATTTCTCCGGCCTCGCGCTCTGTTATTGTGAAATTTAGGAGCGGAAGCACCGCGGAACGTTCTTTTCGTTTCGCAGCTTATCTCACGCTCTGATACGTGCAAGTTCCGATGCGCAAACTTCTCGAATTCGGAAAGTGTCGCGCCCCGTCTCCATGTCGTATTTGAGTTTCAGGATGCTATGCAGGCGCGCGCGCAGCATGCGTTTGGCTTGGGCGCGTTGTTGTTCGGGTATGACGGCATCTACGCGAGCGCACAATTGGTTGGAGAATGCTCGAAACTCGCGCTCTGCGTCGGGCGAATCGGTGTCTGCGTTTCTTCGTGTTGTCGCTCGCATGTCGCGTACGAAGGATCTCAAGTTTGGCAGGGACGGGAAGGGTCCGAGCGCCCAAGCTAGGAAGGGTGTTTGGTTGCCGACGCGGCGCGCCGACCGCATGCCGTTCGTCACGCGCGTTCGAAGACATCCGTAGCTGGACCCCAGCACCAGGTACGCAAGGTGTTCGGTCGGCGACGAGATTGCCTGCGAAATCGACCGGCGGTGGTGACCGTTCATGCTCCTCCTCTCTGTGTAGAGTTTAATTGTGTGTCTTGTATTGTATTTCGCCTTGAAAGTTGCTCGGACCTTTCGCGTGTCGGTCCAAGAAAGGATCGCTCCAATTTTGCCGCATTCGAATGAAATTTTTCGGGGAAAGTTCTCGGTTGACGATCAAAGTCGCGGCGCATGAGCGAATCTTCCTGTTTGGTGTGCTGGCGTTCGGACGTGGATTTGCGTCGTTACGACTGCTTGGCGCGCGGCTGCCGCTTTGAGAGCTGCCGAGATTGTTTTCGGGACTTTGGAAGCTGCTGCATCGTGTGCCGTGCGCCAATGTCTCGTGGCAACGGGCGAGAGTATGTGATCATGTCGCAGCTTCCGATGGCGTTTGTGCGTCATCAGGATCTCCACGTCCTGAATGAGCCTTCGTCCAACTTTATGATGCTGCACCGCTTTTTATGTGGAATGCGCATGTACGCCAGACCGATGTTTATCAGCACGCGTTCAATGGTGATGGTGATTTTGCTGCTGGGCATTTTGTTGGACGGTTTCACGTTCATGCTGGCTTCGACGCGGAAAGGCACGCTGGGCGATGTCGTTTGGTTGGAGGAGGACGTCATTCGTCTGACAGTGACTTCGCATTTCAGCAGCGTTGCAGTTTGTTGGATGTACTTGATGTTGTATTTGTTGGTGATCGCCCCCGTTGTGCACGGTGCGCTGCCCTCTCTGGATCTATGTCGCGATCGCGCAGCTTTTTATCGTGTGTTGCGCGATTCGCTGATGGCTTCGCAGGCGTACAGGCGCGAGGCTGCGTCGTCTTTCATTGAAACGCACGGGTTGTTGGAAATGTCGATGCTGTTGCACGTCATAAGCTACGTGGCGTACAGTTATCGTCTGCAGGTGTCGCAGGAGTTGTACACGATGTTGTTGACGCACATGGCTCGTTCGATTGGTTTGTGCGCTCTGTACATGTCAACGTCGCGCCGCATGTTGTATACGTACGACGCGTACATCGTGGCTTGAACGCGGGGACAAAACGGCTCTTCGTCGGGTTGGAATGAGAGGTTTGAGGTCTGTAAGGACCGATAAAACCTTGAGTGAAACACGCCGTACTGAGCTGTTCCACAGTGACGTTGTTTCTGGAAGGATGCGCTGAAATCACAATCGTGAAGCCTCCCCCCGCCGCGATGCTTTCAAGGTTGCCGGACGGTCCGATTCTCGGGCGCTCCGCTTCGCTGCACTTGTTTGTGTATAACGCCGAGTCGGTTCTCGAACGTGAGTCTTTGTACTTTGACGGCGGTGCGGCGCAGTTGACGGTGACTCATGTCTTTGAGGGTGATCGGTCCGTGGTTGAGTCGGAGTATGCATGCGATCGCTTTGATGCGCCGCAGTTTACGTGGAGCGACGATGTGGATGCTGAGTTTTCGGTCCGATACTTTTACAACCATTTTGTGCCGTGGTGCGACTGGCGTTCAGGTCGTTTGCAGGTGCGCGAAGATGCGTTCGGCGTGTCGTTTGAGAGCCGCCGCATCACGCAAAGCTCCGACACGTGGGTTTACCGTTCCCCGCGCGGCAACTGGCTGCAGTTGGAAACTCTATTTGCCGCCAGCGACCCGGAGTTTTCAAAGCAGCTGCACGTGTTGAGTGGCTGTGCGGACGGGAGCTTTTCGCCGCGCAATTCGCACGAGGACTCGGTGCAGTCGGCGGTGGATTACTTTCTGGACGTGACGGATCGCGAATGCAAGGGCGTCGGCGTCGTGTTGGAGCGTACCCTTTGAGGACCGACGCACGCGAAAGGTCCGAGCTACTCCATAGTGACGGTGAAACGGGATACGATAAAATACGAGTGTGTGTTTTTCCGGACTGTGAAGACGTGATTTCACATTTGTGTGCATGATTGCGAGTGCTGCGTACGAGCAAGTGGTGCCGTCGTCGTCGGTTCGGGCGGTGTTGGAGAGCAAGGAGGCGGAGAATTGGGTGATTGCGGGCGGCGCTGCTTTGGCGATTGCGAGTGGTTGCGAGGTGGATCACGGCGACGTGGATTTGTTTTGCGTGTATGCTCGTGCTCCGACGTTGCCGACGCGGTTGGCGCTAATGTTGAAGTCGGCGCTGCAGATTCATGGTGACGTCGCGATGTCGTCTTCAGGCATGGCGCACACGTTGCGTTCGGGGTCGATGACGTTGCAGGTGATTCGCAGGCCGTTTGCATCGTTTGACGATTTGTTTGGGCACTTTGACTTGCCGTGTTGCGAGTTTGCGTACGACCCGCGCGCGGGATATGTGGTTACGTCTGACCGCGGCGACATGGCGCTGCGTTCGCGCGTGATCGATAGCTCCCTCATTCGAACGCTCCGTCCTGCATCTGTTTCTGCGCGCATTGAAAAGTACACGGCGCGCGGCTTCCGGTTCGAAGGCGAGGCGCCCGACGTCTTGCGGGACGGCACTTGGACGGATGATCCGTTTGTGGAGTACGGCTACGCAGACACGGTGACGGAGGAAGGTGACGATGCCGCGATGCTTCAGATGGAGTCTTTATTCTTTTCCGGCGCTTCGATTCGAAAGTAAGGACGGCATAGAAGCCGATTCGAATCTGGTTCCGTGGACTCAGATTAAGGCTCCCCCCGAAGGCGTATCGCATGGCTGCCAAGCTGCACGTTCATTTCGAGCGGAGTGCGCAGGTGAGCGTGGTTCGTGCGGAGCCCCGCGTCGCGTTGTCGGAGCTGTTGCGTCGCGCGGCGCCGCACGTTGCGTTGCACGACGTGATTCGCGTGCACATGGAGCACGAGGGCGTGGTGGTGCACGTTCCGGTGGAGGATTTGGAGGATTACACGATTTTGCAGGGCGAGGTGCACATGTTTGTGAATGGATCTCCGCGCGCGCAAGATGAGGCGACGGTGTGGTTTAAGCGACTGTAGCGCTCACAATTGTACAAGTTCGGGTTCTTCGTGCGTCGACTCCGTTGCTCTGGCCGTTTCGGATGCGGTGTTGGATGATCTTTGCGCGTGAAGGATTTCTTCGGGTGCGACGGAGTTGTGTTGTGTGTTGTGTAGTATGCAGCGAATGATCAGTAGGAACGAGCATACGCAGATAAGGGTCACAGTGCTGGCGATGGCGATGGAGCTGAACAGTGCGTTGCCGTTTGATCCTTTGACGACGCTGACGACGGCGAGAATGATGCAGGAAATCGCTAGAATCGAGAATAGTTGGGCGTTGCAGCCCATGCTGCGGGTTAAATGTTTCGAGAGGTATTTTCGAATTCGTCGACGTGTGCGCGTATGTGAATGTGTCTGTGTAAGATTACGTTTGTTGATGGCGGAGGAGGCGAACGTGCAAGACGTGAACGTAGCTGCCCATTTTCTGCCTTCGTCCTGTGTGACTTACCGCATCGTATTGTATCACATCGAATCACAGAGCCTGTCGTTTGTGTCCACCAACTTGATATACAACGTGACGTTGGATGAGGTTGGTCGCTTTGACAACGTTCGAACGCCCGCTTTCGAAGCTGCAGACGTTGGTCGAGTGGCTGAGGACATCAACGAGCAGGGAGTTGGCGTGAACTCGAGCGCGTCTGGTCCGGTACGTTTGGAGTCGGCGTTGATTCGCGAGGCGGAGTCTTTGTTGATGCATCACGTTCCGCAGTTGGATGCGCCGGTGCGTATTTTCGTTTTGCATCCGTTCGTGTTGTTTGAGTTGCGAAGTTCGAATGCGCTGTCGTCGTCGGCGCACGCTTTGCAAGTTGAGGTTTCGACGGCTCGCGACGGTGAATTTTATGCGGCTGTAGTACGCTCGATTGCTTCCATGTGAATACTTCGTGCCTAACGTCGGCGTGAAAGCAGATTTTGTTACGCTCGCTTCGCTTCGGCATGTTTGCGTACGCGCATGATGTAGTGTATCAGAATCGCGACGAGAAGAATCGTGACGGTCATGACGAGTGTGTACAGGTAGGTCCACTGCAAGGCGGAAAGGTTTTTGTATCGTTCGGAGATGTGGTTGATGGTGGCGCGTGCGGCTTCGTACCATGCTACGCCAATCATGTAGCTGAGTGCGGAGAGCACAAATATGAAGACGATTTCTTTGGTGGAGTGCGATATGAAATTGGAGTGCGTAAAGTCGCGCGCAAGAACGACACTCATGGGATTGGAAATGCGTTTTACAATAAAACGCGTGACAACAAAGATGTTACAGAAAAAGCACATTATATTGATTAGCGTTTTGTGTAGTTTGGTGGTGCTTAGCATCATCGGAACAGCGTTGGCGAATACCGTTTTTAAGGATCGGAAGGCAGAGGATGTGTTTCGCAGCCTGAGAGCCGCTAAAAAGGCAAAAAAGCCGGACTTGTGTAAGTCGGTAAAGTGTCCGAAGCGATTTTTCTGCAACAAGGCGACGGGCAATTGTGTGTCCAAGGCGAAGTGTAAGGCGGACAAAGATTGTCCGGGGTCGACGACGTGTGAGAATGGCGAGTGCGGATGTGAGCCTGGCTACATTGAGACCCCGTAGCAAAGTGACGTGATGCAGCGACGTGCGTCAGGGGCAAGCAAAAAGTTACGTTCGATACTCGTTTCATGTGCGAATGCGGAAGTTTTGCGTTCTTTGCGTCGAGTTCGTCGAATTTCGTCGTATTGGAGCGGACGTTCTGAGAACCGACACGCGTAGCTAAGATGAAACGTCCGAGCTGCTCCAAAGCGACGTGTAGTTGTTGCGCACATTGACTACACCATTTCTTTGAGGTATCCGGCGGGGCAATCGGGGTTGCTGATGCCGGTTGTGCCAGCCGGGCAAGTGAAGTTGGATCCGTTGATGGTGCAAGAGTAGGGCGCAGTCATGCCGGTGTTCGGGCAGAACGTGCTTGCCGGGCAAGGTGTCGCCGCCGACGCAGCTGCTGTGGCAACGTAATTGCCGGCGGCGGCCTTTGTGCACGATGCTGCAGCGGCGGCGCTCCAGGAGCCGGCTGCACAAGGCGTCTGCGCCGAAGCACCCGATCCGCTGACAAAGTATCCGGCAGTCGCAGCCGTTTGACCCGTGGCTCCGTAACCCGCAACGCCGCCGACCGTGTCGGGTCCGAATGCGTAATTTCCGGCTATCGCCGCCGTGCACGATGAAGCCGCGGCTCCACTGTAAGAGCCAGGCGAGCATTTCGTCGGAATAGTGCTGCTTCCGTAGCCGGCGACCGCAGCACCGTTCACTGTAACCGATTTTGTTCCAAACGAGAAAGATCCAGCCGCGGCGGCGATTTCCGTAGACTGCCCCTTCGCTGTTTGGTAGTAACCCGGTCGTACGTAATTGCACGCCTTTGCCCCTGCGGCAGCCGTAAAGGAGCCCGCGTCGCATTCTTTGGCTTCGGAAGCGCCGTAACCTCCAGTACAGGATGAGATGTCGCTCGCGCTGATGCCGCCACCGTTGACGGAGGCTCCAGTTTGATCGAGAGATCCACACGCAAATTTTCCTGCCGGAGCGGAAGTACAAGAGGAAGACCCAACCGCAGCTGCAAATGTACCGGGAGCGCACGCTTTTTCACCAGTTGCGCCCGTTCCGTTTGCACCGGTGCCGCGTGCGTAAAACCCCACTTTAGCTTGCGCACAAGCTGCCGCTTTCGCCCCGGACCATGTTCCTGCTGCGCACAAAATCGACTGAGTGCTACCAGCCGGGCAGTAGGATCCAGCCGGGCAATCTGTTGCGGCAGTCTTTGCCGAAAGCCCCGTGCTACCGCTATATGTTCCAGCATCGAGCAGTGTAGGCGCCAAAAGCCCTCCAGCACAGAAGGATCCGGCAGGGCAATCCTTGACCAATTGGGTAGCGGCGTCGCAATATTTTCCAGCGGCGGCAGAGCAGGTGCTTCCTTTCGCATCAATCGTTCCAGCCGGGCACCAAACACCTGTAGCGCAAGCCGTCTTGGTTTTCGCATCCGCGGTGCAATAAAATCCGACTGGACACATCAAATTGGGCGAAGTGACTACATCTTTACTCCCCGTTGGACAATACATGCCGCTCGTGCAAGCTATTGCACTCGTCGTATTGTTGGTCGGGCATGTAGACCCAGAAGGACAGAGACTGCACTTCGGCTTGTTAGTCAACGTAGATCTTGTGGGAGTCACCGTCGGCGACGACATGGCTACCGCACTGTCAAGCCCCGCTTTTACTTATGACTTGAATCATACATCATTCACTTTTTCGTATGAGTCTTGCACGTCACTGCGTCGACGCGTCGTATCGGAGCAGACGTTTTGAGGACCGAAAGGTCCGATAAAACGTCGTGGAAATCACGACGCTCCGAGCTGCTCCAAAGCGACGCGTTGCGTCGTATTTGAGCTGACCTTTCGAGGACCGACACGCGAAGCTAAGATGAAAGGTTCGAGCTACTACAAGGCGACGAAGGTGACGTGTGCATCGGGTTGCACTGTGCGTGAGAGAATTCAAGTACGAAGCGCGCTTCGACGCAGCTTTAAGCATCGTCTCTATGAAACAACTTAGAGCGGCGGTTCTGTCGTGGACGCAGTGCGAAGCGTGAAGCGATCGACTTGGGGATTCGCGCGCGACGTGACGTAAAAATTGATTTGATGCGTCGCGACGTGACGTGTGTTGTTTACACGAGTGCGTCGATGTCGCTTCCGACTTCTGCTTCGCGGTCTGCCCAGATGGTGTGCAGGACGGATCGGTGTGTTGTTCTCCACGCCTGCAGATCCTGCACCAGGGTTTGCAGAAAGGGGTTTAGGAGCGTGATGCGTTGCACCATGGTTTCGCGTTCCCCGTTGGCGACGGCGCGGTACAGTTCGAACAGGCGCGTGGTGTCGTCGGTGCTGAGGCTGGCGCGGCGCAGATAGAATTGGTTGGAGCTTTCGAGTCGCTCGATAAGCACGGGCGCCGTGATTGAGTACCCATTCTTGGGGCGCAGAATCAATTGCGCGAGCATGCGCCCTGCGGTTTCGAGCGGCCATTTGGAGACGTTGGGCTGGCGCCCTTTGAGCGTCATGCTTTTCCAGTTAACCACCAGTTGCGTGCTGTCAGTCGCCTCCGTCGCCTCCGTCGACTCCACCATCTCGATGACATGCTCGCGCACGTCGAAGCCAGCGTGCTCGTCCTCCGGATACGCCTCCTTCACGCGCTGCTCGATCTCGGTCGGAAGAATCATGATTTCCTGCACCATGATCTTAAAGTTGCGCGCCGAGCGCACGCGGTCGCGAAAGAAGCTGGTGAAGGCTGCGGCGGAGGCATTCGTCACGGCGTTGATGGCGTCGCGCGGACTCATGCCCTCCGCCGCCAACTGCAAAAGCGCCTCGGTGTACGCAGGATGCAAACGCGAGCCGGACGTCGTCGCCATGCGAAAGCACACGAACGATTGCTAGCTTGATGGTTTTACGGTGACAGATCGGAAAGCGACGCTTCGGAACGTTGCGATTTCCACGGTAACGTTTCGGTCCTTAAAACGAATGCGACGCATTGCGAAGACTCCCTCTTTCGATTTTTACAGTTCATCGTCCTCATTGTACTCGCCGTCAAGAATGTTTTGCAAGATGTGGGCGGTGGTGACTTCGTCGGACAGCATGTCTTCGAGAAAGCGTTTGATGGCGGCGAAGCAGCTGCGGGGCACGCTGTTGATGCACGAAAGGCGCGGGCGCAATATGGCAAGTATGGCAAGTTGCGTTTTGCCGAATAATGAGTTGGTGCTGCGAATATTGGATACGTATTCGTAGACAGGGCTGACGACGATGCGCGGACGATGCAACTCCACCTCCAGGTTGTACACCAACATCTGCCACAGATAATTGTTGGCATCTCTGAATTTGTAGGCGGCCGCTGCGCTCAGTTCGGTGTGGAACAGTCGCCACGCCTCTTCGCAGGTGGACTTTCGCAGCACGTGCGTGACGTGGCTTGGAACGTAGATGAAGGTTGCGTCTTCAAAGAGTGCAGCAGTGTTGATTTGGTGGCTATGGTACGTAACTTCATTGATGCGAAAACGCCCGAGTTTGATGGCGATCAATTTCGTCGAATACAACTCCACGTTGAGCGTCAGTTCATCGACGCCGTTGACGCTTTGCACGAATGAGTCTTGCGGTACGTTGCTGAAGCTCATAAAGTCGTCGTTCGCGTACAGAAAGATGTCGGAAAGGCCCGGTACGTTGTGCAGAAAGGGTTCGATGGAGCAGCTGTT